GGGCTTTTTATCGCTAGGCGGATCGGATTCAGTCTCGCCGTTTTCGCAGGTAACGCCATCACCAAAATAAGAGAAGTTCGCCCAGGCGCCAGAAGGGTCGCCACTTACAAAACGATATGCTTTGCCGTCCATTTCGGGGTCTGAGTAACGACAAGATGCCTGACAGACGCTAGGCGGTGGCGGAGAAGTCGCAATAGTGCCTAGAAGAATCTCACCTAGCTTGTGGCGGTGGGTGATCTTTTCGCCAGTAGTAGGAAGGCAGGGATCATCAGCAGGTGGAGTACATGAACCGTTAGACGGGTCGTAAGTGTGGTTTGAAGGGCATGTATCGCCAGAACGGTAAATGTAGTTATCTAAAACCCTTGGACCCTGCTTAACACCGTTAGCCATGAAATACGTGGCACTACACTCAGCAGTAGTAGGATTAAGCATCTTATGCGTGGAAGAAACAAACGTATAAACGTTGAGCGAAGTCCAGCGGCGAACATATGAATCGCAAGCGGAAGAAGCATCAGAGTGGGAGGTATTAGATAAGGGAGCTGTCCAGCTGTAGTCAGCAGCACTAGCGGGAGAATGCCAGAGCAGCAAGACCGCCAATAACGACCAAATAAGCCCAGTTGTTCGGGTCTGCCCAAAACATTTTATATTCTCCATAGTTACAAACTCCGGGCAAAAAAAAGGCGTGCACGGCGGTGTGCCGGGCACGCCGGGATGTCGATTAAGAACCGGCGCGGCGGGTCTTGATCAGGACGCCGATCAGCACGACAAAGCCGATCAGCGCGATGCCGATAGCAACTGCTGCGGTAGCTCCCTCGCCCACTTGAGCCAGTGGCTCA